GGTGGAGCTTGCCACCTTGCCATCCACGGTGCTAACTGCTTCGGGTTTGACAAGGTATCACTGCAAGACCGGATTGATTGGGTACAAAAAAATCAGGAGCAAATCCTGTCTTGTGCATCTGACCCATTGAGTAACCTCTGGTGGGCAAAGGAAGCTGACTCACCATTCCAGTTCCTTGCCTTCTGCTTTGAGTGGGCTGGCTGGTGTGAGCAGGGTGAAGGCTTTGTCTCTCACCTTCCTGTGTCTGCCGATGGCTCGTGCAATGGACTGCAACACTTCGCCGCCATGCTTCGGTCATCCACCACAGGCAAGGAAGTCAACCTCATTCCTAATGATGAACCACAGGACATCTATCAGAAGGTGGCTGACCGGGTGACTGATAAGCTTGGTACGATGGATGACCCTCTGGCAAAACTTTGGTTGGAGTTTGGGGTCAAGCGTGGATGCACCAAGCGTCCGTGTATGGTGTTGCCCTACGGGGGTAAGCAGTATTCCTTCTCTGATTTTGTGATGGACTACATCGTAGAGCAGAAAGAGAAAGGTAATATGCACCCCTTTGGTGACGATGCTTTCAAGGCATCAACCTTTCTTGCCAAGGTTATTTGGGACTCGATTGGTGAGATTGTCCATGCCGCAACGGATGCGATGGCATGGCTTCAGAAAGCATCAAGGGTTGCTAGTAGTGAGGGGTTACCAATCAGGTGGGATACCCCGTGTAACTTTCCGGTGCTTCAAGCCTACCCAGAAACCCGTCCGTTCAGGATTGAGACTAAGCTTCTTGGTTCTGCTTTCCGTCCTGCCTTGTACAAAGAAACAGGCAAGTTGGATAAGAATCGTCAGTCCAATGGCATCAGCCCCAACTTTGTTCACAGCATCGATGCGGCACACATGATGATAACGATTGACGTTGCCAAGCAGTGTGAAATCTACAGCTTTGCAATGGTGCATGATAGCTACGGTACTCATGCGGCAGACGCAGAGTTGATGTGGTGGTGTCTCCGCAAGGCTTTCGTTGAGATGTACTGTCAGGTGGATGTCTTGGAAGACTTCCGCATTGACCTGTTGGATGTACTCCCAGCGCATCGTCATGCAGAGATTGACCCCATACCCCAGAAGGGTGACCTTGACATTCGTGTCGTAGAGGACAGCCCATTCTTCTTTGCCTGATACAATCCACTCAGGCATTTATTACCCACCATATTAGACCATCAGAATGTTCTGGTGGTCTTCCCTAAAGAGGACGCTATGGAAGAACTCCTTGAAATCTATAAAGAAATGGATGTCGCAGTACCTGTAGATGTCCTCACCGAAGCTATAGGTAACTATGGTTTCATCATTGAAAATAACTATCCAATGGAGGATGAATATTATGGCAAATGATTTTGTCAGCTACACCACTAACACTGGTATCGCCATCTATCCGCATCTCACTCAGCCTGACACCAAGTTCAATGCGAACGGTGAATACAAGGTGAGCCTGTCTCTGACTGAGCAAGAGGCCGCACCTCTGAAGAAGCTGATTGAGCAAGAGAAAGTCAAGGCGATGACTATGATTCCTGAAGGCAAAAAGGCCAAGGAATCTGATGACCCCTACTTCAACGAGACTGATGATGAGGGTCAGGAAACAGGACGCACAGTCTTCAAGTTTAAGATGAAGGCCAAGGTGCAGAACAAGCAAGGCCAGACGATTGAGCTAAAGCCACGCCTATTCGATTCACAAGGCACTATCTTTACCCCCGACTCTGTGTGGGGTGGTTCTAAAATTCGTGTCTCGACTGACCTTGTTCCCTATTACGTTGCCGCTGTAGGTGCTGGTGTATCCCTGCGTCTGAAGGCGGTTCAAATCATTGACCTCAAATCAGGTGGGGGTGCTGATGCTTCGGCCTATGGATTTTCCGCAACGGAAGGATTTACTGCGCCAGAGACAGAGACATCCCCGGATACGGACTTCTCTGACGATGAAGACTTCTAGTAAATCTATATATCGAAGCGGTCTTGAAGAGAAGGTTGCAGACGAACTAACCCAGCTTGGTGTCAAGTTTCATTATGAGCCACCCGGCTGGGTTCAATATCGCAAACCCCACTCTAAATACAAACCTGATTTTGTTCTTCCCAACGGCATCATCGTTGAGACAAAAGGACAGTTCCTAAGTTCAGACCGTTCCAAGCACAAGCTAATCAAAGAACAGAACCCTGACTTGGTAATCAGGTTTGTCTTCTCAAATTCTAAAACAAAAATCGGGAGTAAATCTAAAACAACCTACGGGATGTGGTGTAGTCGCTACGGCTTTGAGTATGCAGACAAGTCCATTCCGACTAGCTGGTTGCACGAGGAGCTATCCCCTGAACAGAAGGAAGCAAGTCTTTGCTTAGTAAAATGCGAAAAGAAACGAAAGAAATAATTGTCCACTGTGCGGCTACAAAGCCCAGCATGGACATAGGTGCATCGGATATTGACCGATGGCATCGGGAGCGTGGTTGGCTGAAAATCGGCTACCACTTTGTTATCAAGCGTGACGGTACTGTCGAGACAGGCCGTGAACTGGAAGAGGTTGGGGCACACGCCAAAGGCCACAACGCTATCTCTGTTGGCATCTGCATGGTAGGTGGGCTGTCTGAGGACAACGAGCCTGAGACAAACTTTACCGCAGACCAGTGGAGTGCGTTGGAAAACTTGGTGGATGACCTTGCAGAGAAGTACCCAGATGCAAAGGTCATTGGGCACAACGACATCTCATCCAAAGCTTGTCCAACTTTTAATGTAGGAGAATGGTATGACGGATACAGAGGCTCTGCCTGAGTCAGTCTGTGTTCGCCACGAGCCATGTCCAGAGTGCGGTTCTAGGGACAACCTAGGCCGCTACTCTGACGGGCATGGATACTGTTTCGGATGTGGTTATTATGAGAAAGCTGAAGAAGAAATGTTCCAATCCAGTGGCGAAGAGTTTGGCTTTACCCCAATACAAGACGAGGGCAGTGAAGTCGAAGAAAGTGTATTCACGAAAGGGCAAATTAAAGCCCTTTCAAAACGGGGTATCAACGAAGATACCTGTCGCAAGTTTGACTACCGTGTTGCGAAACACAACGGGGTATCCTGTCAGGTAGCAAACTATCATCAGAACCAAAAGCTTGTTGCACAAAAGTTCCGATTCCCTGACAAGACATTCAAGTGGGTAGGAAATTACACCGGGCTTTATGGTCAATGGCTGTGGCGTGACGGTGGGAAAATGGTGGTGGTCACCGAAGGTGAACTCGACTGCCTTTCTGTCAGCATGATACAGCAAAACAAATGGCCTACCGTGTCCGTAAAGAATGGGGCACAGGGGGCAAAGCGTGACATACAGAAATCTCTTGAATGGTTAGAGAGCTTTGAAACAGTCGTGTTCATGTTTGACATGGACGAGGCTGGGCAGTCTGCCGCCAGAGCTTGTGCCTCTGTACTCACGCCGGGTAAGGCAAAGATTGCACAACTACCCCTCAAGGATGCCAATGAGATGCTCATGGCGAACAGAGGGAAAGAGATTATCTCTGCTATCTGGGAAGCCAAGACATTCAGACCAGACGGTATTGTGTCTGGCTCTGACCTTTGGTCTACCCTATCAACCAACGAGATTGTCTACTCTGTGGACTACCCTTTCGTTGGCCTCAATGAAAAGACACATGGCCTTCGTAAGTCAGAGCTTACAACTATCACTGCCGGGTCAGGTATTGGTAAGTCAGCACTGGTTCGTGAGATTGGCTATGACCTAATCCAGAAGGGAGAGAAAGTTGGCTTCATCATGCTTGAAGAAACCGTTAAGAGAACGGCTCTTGGCCTCATGGGTCTACACCTCGACAAGCCTTTGCATCTGGGTTTATCACCTGTTGAAAGTGATGAGCTTCGGGGTGCGTTTGATTCTGTCATCGGTAATGGCCGGGTATATTTCTATGATTCTTTTGGTAGCACTGCTATCGAAAACCTCTTGGCTAGAATCAAGTTTCTTAGTAAAGGAGAAGAGTGCGACTGGATTATTCTTGACCACCTCTCTATTGTCGTTTCTGGTCTTGGGGACGGTGATGAAAGACGACTAATCGATAACGCCATGACTGCACTTCGTACTCTGGTACAAGAGACAGGTGTGGGATTGATATTAGTGTCACATCTCAAGCGGCCTGATGGTAACAGAGGCCACGAAGAAGGCGCACACACAAGCCTGTCCCAGCTACGGGGTAGCCATGCTATTGCCCAGCTATCGGACATGGTGATTGGCCTTGAGCGTAACCAACAAGGTGAAGACTCCAACGTCACAACTATCCGTGTGTTAAAGAACCGCTTTAGTGGTGAGTGTGGGGTGGCTTGTCATGCTAAGTACAATCCACTGACGGGACGGATGCAAGAGTGTAATCCAGATTTTGAAGAGGTAGAGAATGAGTTCTAACATGAAAGATGTAACACGAGAAATGATGGTGTCTCAGTTTCAAAAAGCAATGGGACAGCCGATTGATGTGCCTTACTCAAAAGGTGATTTGCATTTACGGATGCGGCTTATCAATGAGGAAGTCAAAGAGCTAGAAGTAGAAGTTAAGAAAGCAAGACAACAGTTAGATTGGGATGCCAAGGTTTCTGATGAAGTCAAAGAAAACATCCTGAAGGAACTGTGTGACATCATGTATGTAGTGTCAGGGTTTGCTGTTACCTTCGGTCTTCCTGTCCAGCCAGCCTTCGTCCGTGTTCACCACTCCAATATGAGCAAGCTCGTGGATGGTAAGCCTGTGGTAGATTCTGGTGGTAAGGTTATGAAGAGTGAGAACTACTGCCCACCCAGCATGAAAGGTTTGCTATGAGATACGTGTTTGATTTAGAGACTGACGGATTACTTGATGATGTCTCTACCATACACTGTCTCATCCTCAAGGACATCGACTCCGGCGAGATTATCAGCTACACCGATAACTGGCCTGAAGGTGCTAAGAGGTTAGAAGATGCTGCCCTGATTGTAGGGCACAACATCATCAAGTACGACATTCCTGTATTGGAAAAGCTTGGCACGTTTCAACCCAAGGGTCTGGTTCGTGACACGCTGGTCTGCACCCGGCTTATCTGGGCAGACATCAAGCAATCAGATTTCACACGGACTGAGTTTCCAACCAAGCTCATTGGCTCACACAGTCTGAGAGCATGGGGTCACCGCATTGGTAATTACAAAGATGATTATCAGGGTGGCTGGGAAGCGTTCAATCAGGAGATGTGGGAATACTGCATACAGGATGTCGAGGTAACCAATACGCTTTGGCAAAAGATTGTTGCCAAGGAATATAGTGAACAGGCTATGGAGCTAGAGCATGAACTTGTACAAATTATTTTCAGGCAAGAAACTTGTGGATTTGCCTTTGACAGACAGGGTGCTTCTTCTCTATATGGTCAACTCGCTACCCGGAAACACGAGCTTGAAGAGGAACTCAAGAAGGCGTTCCCTGATTGGGAGATTAAAACGCCGTTTACTCCGAAGGTAAACTCCAAGAAGTTTGGCTACGAAAAGGGTGTACCTACATTCAAGGTTAAGAAGGTAGAGTTCAACCCCGGTAGCCGTGACCATGTGGCAGACCGCCTGAAGAAACTCAAAGGCTGGCAACCCACAGAGTTTACCAACGATGGTAAGCCCAAGGTGGACGAAGAAGTTCTGTCACACCTACAGTACCCCGAAGCAAAACTGCTTGTTGAATATTACACGCTCATCAAGCGGCTGGGGCAACTAGGCGATGGTAACCAAGCGTGGATAAAGGTAGAAAAAAATGGGCGTATACATGGTTCAGTCAATGCTAATGGCGCAGTCACTGGAAGAGCTACACACGCATTTCCGAATGTGGCGCAAGTCCCGGCAATCGGTGTCCCCTATGGAAAAGAGTGTCGTGAGTTGTTCACTGTTTCTTCTGGCAACAAGCTTGTGGGCGTGGATGTAAGTGGCCTTGAGCTACGATGTCTAGCACATTTCATTGCAAAGTATGATGGGGGAGCATATGCGGATACCGTTGTTAATGGCGACATACACACAGAGAACCAGAAGGCGGCTGGGTTGCCCACCCGTAACCAAGCCAAAACCTTCATCTATGGATTTCTCTACGGAGCAGGGGCAGGAAAAATCGGGAGCATCGTTGGCAAGGGTGCAAAAGAAGGTGCAGTCCTCAAAGCCAGATTCCTAAAGAAACTTCCTGCCTTAGACAAACTAATCAAACAGGTGCAGTCAGCATCACAACGTGGCTACCTCATAGGGTTAGATGGGCGACACCTCAAGGTTCGTTCCCCTCATGCCGCACTCAACACCTTATTACAATCCGCAGGAGCATTGATTTGCAAGCAGTGGATTATTGAATTTGACCGTGCCTTGAAAGAGGCTGGTCTATCCGATTCATGTCAGCAAGTGGCATGGGTACATGATGAAATCCAACTAGAAGTTAAGGAAGGTATGGCTGATGAAGTCGGAAAACTCGCAGTTGAATGTATCAGTAGGGCAGGACATTTCTTCGGAGTTCGATGTGAACTCACTGGAGAATACAGAGTCGGTAGAAACTGGGCTGAAACCCACTAAGGATAACCGTAAAAAGTTTGACATCGACTTGGCCTATGGGCAGATGCACGAAGACCAAATCATAGAGATGCTACAAGACAAGAAGATTGAAGTGAAGACTGAGCGTGGTATGTGGACTAAGACAGGAAACATTGCCATTGAGTTTGAGTCTTACGGCAAGCCTTCAGGCATCAATGCAACGGAATCAGATTACTGGTTTCACAGGCTGGCAGTAGACGATGATGTTTTCTGTACGCTGGTCTTTGATGTACCCACATTGAAGAAGATTGTCGAGAAGCTTGACTACCACAAGGTTGTCAAAGGCGGTGATAACTACGCATCTAAAATGTTCCTAGTTAATCTGTCTAAGCTTTTCTCAACAGACACTCTTAAACTTTATCGTCAACTATCCACTGAGGTATGATATGCACAGAACATTACTAATCGATGGCGACATCGTTGTCTATCAATACTCAAGCACAGTCGAGCATGAGATTGATTGGGGTGACGATGTGTGGTCATTGTGGGCAGATGCAAAAGAAGCCCAACAGTTAATCCTACAGTACCTTGACATTCTCGTTGAGGAAACTGCGGCAGACGATTTCATCTTCTGCTTCAGCGACAAGGATAACTTCCGTAAAGACATCGACTCCACATACAAATCAAATCGCAAAGGTAAGCGCAAGCCTGTCTGCTACAAAGCACTCAAGGAATGGATTCAAGGCCAGTACAAGACTGAGACTTGGAACAGGCTAGAAGCTGACGATGTGATGGGCATCATGGCTACGGCAGATATGCTGGCTGGTGAGAAGGTGATTGTGTCAGAAGACAAAGACATGAAGACCATCCCCGGCTTGTTATGGCGTTCAGGCGAGATGCTCAACATCAGTCAGGAACAGGCCGACTATAACCACCTGTATCAGACTCTAGTGGGTGACGCTACAGATGGCTACCCCGGCTTGCGTGGTGTGGGTGATAAGAGAGCGACAGAGCTACTCAAGACACCTACATGGGAAACTGTAATCAAAGCCTTTGAGAAGGCTGGTCAGACCGAAGAGGACGCTCTCGTCCAAGCAAGGCTGGCACGTATTCTCCGGGCTAGTGATTACAACTTTGAGTTTGACCAACCAATTATTTGGAGTCCTGCATGAAACTACCAACCAACGCAGAGGAACGTAAGGCCATCCCCGTCTATACCGGGTTTGTCAAATACTTCCCTGATGCAATGGCCGCTGTTGCCAAGGTGTCACTGAAAGGTGGCATCCAGCATGGGCAAACGCCTGAGACATTGCATTGGGACAGGTCTAAGTCAGGTGACGAACTTGATGCCATGATGCGTCATATCATTGACGAAGATTGGGCACAGGTAGCTTGGAGAGCTATGGCACATCTACAAAAGAAAATCGAAGAGGAACAGAACTAATGATACCCAACCAGCACTACGGGATGACACTTCCCATCTCTGAAGAAATTGACGCTATTAAATACAGACAGACAGGGGAAGATTTTTACTCAAAGGTTGTCCGTATTGCTGGGGCGTTGAAGGATGACCCCATCCACTTTGAAACATTCAAAGATATTCTACGCCACATGAGGTTTCTCCCGGCTGGTAGAGTACAAAATGCCATGGGTGCGGCGAGACAGACAACAGCGTTCAACTGTTTTGTCTCTGGTACTATTGAAGATAGCATGAACTCTATCATGCACCGGGCGACACAGGCCGCAGAAACCATGCGGCGTGGGGGTGGTATTGGTTATGACTTTAGCCGCCTTCGCCCACGGGGTGACCGCATTAAATCTCTCGACTCCAAAGCCTCTGGTGCTATCAGCTTCATGGGTATTTTTGATGCCGTGTGCCAGACCATTGCGTCATCTGGTCACAGGCGTGGAGCAGAAATGGGTGTTCTTCGTATTGACCACCCCGACATCGAAGAGTTTATTACAGCTAAGAACAACAGCGACAAGCTGACAGGGTTCAACATCTCCATCGGTGTGACAGACAAGTTCATGCGGTGCTTGGAAGATGGTACTCCGTTTCCTCTGGAGTTTGAAGGTGAAGTCTATAAAGAAGTAGACCCTGAGAACCTCTGGGACATGGTGATGCGAAGCACATGGGATTGGGCAGAGCCGGGTGTTCTGTTTATTGACACCATCAACAAAATGAACAACCTACATTACTGTGAAACCATCGAAGCCAGCAATCCGTGTGGCGAACAACCTCTGCCACCATTCGGTGCGTGTCTGCTTGGTTCTTTCAACCTACCTAAGTATGTGACGGATGGTAAGTTTGACTACGGCCTATTTGTCAGTGACATCTATCAGGTTGTCAGGGCGATGGACAACACTGTTGACCGTACAACCTACCCACTGCAAGAACAGGAAACTGAAGCAAAGAACAAGCGTAGGATGGGACTTGGTGTCACAGGCTTGGCTAACGCTGGTGAGATGTGTGGTATGCCATACGCCTCTGAGCAATTCATGGAGTTTACTGAGACTGTCTTAGAAACACTTCGTGACCACTGCTACTCCGCATCGGCTGACCTTGCAGAAGAGAAGGGTTCGTTTCCTCTGTATGACCAATACCATTATATGCAGAGCAAGTTCATTAAGACCCTGCCGACATGGGTACAGGAAAAGATTGAGCGTCAGGGTATTCGTAACTCACACCTGACATCTATTGCACCTACCGGGACTATCAGCCTTACCGCTGACAACGTGTCGAGTGGCATTGAGCCACCCTTCAGCCTCTACTATGACCGCACTATCCAACAGTTTGACGGGCATCAGGTACAGCGTGTAGAGGATTATGCTTACCGTCAGGGTATATCAGGCCGTACTGCTAATGAGATTTCAGCAAAGGAACACCTAGCTGTTCTGGCTCTGACCTCTCAGTTTGTCGATAGTGCTGTCTCTAAGACCTGTAATGTAGGTGACAATGTAACCTATGATGAGTTTAAGAACCTGTATTACGATGCGTGGAAACAAGGATGCAAAGGAATAACTACCTTCCGTGCCGCTGGAAAAAGGTATGGAATTTTGAACGAGGTAAAAGAAGACGAGCCAAACGCAGAAGCTTGCTTCATTGACCCGGATACTGGTCTAAAGTCCTGCGAATAATACCCACCATATAAGAGGACTAGAATGTCTAAAGAAAATAAACAAGTAGAACACTTACCCGTCACAGTAGTTCAACTAATCGACACACTAGACCATGTATTTCCTGAAGAATCTGCCCGATTAGAGTGGTCAGATAGAGAGGTTTGGGTAAAGGCTGGTCAACGCTCTGTAGTAAATTGGTTGTTAGAGTTAAAAAGACGGGATGAAAACCCTAACACTGAGGAGTGATATATGTGTAGTGTACCAATGGTTATTGCTACTGTCGCATCTGCCCTCGTCACAAAAAAGATTACTGACGATGCCTCTAAGAAGCAAGAAAGGCAGATGAAACAGCAACAAGAAGAAGCTCAAAAAAGAGCCGATGAAGCTAACAAAAAGTTCTTAGAACAACAACAAGCAGAAGCCGTAAATCCAAACCTTATTAAGAAAACAGGTATTGCAGATACAGGTACTGACCAGCTTAAAATTAAGAAAACCGCTGGTGCTTCTATGAATACCCTAGGAATGGGTGGAGCTTCTGGAACTGGCGTTAATATTGCCTAACTAATTAGAAGGTAAATCGTTATGCACGAGAATACTTCCTGCGCCAAGCGTTATTACAAACTTGCGGCTGACAGGGAGATTTACCTTGACCGGGCAAGAGAGTGTTCGGAATTAACTCTCCCTGCTCTTATTACCCCGGAAGGTTTTAGTTCAGCTACTGACCTATACCAACCCTTCCAAAGCATTGGTGCAAGGGGTGTCAATAATCTGGCATCAAAACTAATGCTTCTACTTTTCCCACCTAACTCTCCCTTCTTCCGTTTGGCGATGGATACTAAAACTAAGACAGAACTAGATGGTGAAGGTGAACTTAGGGCAGAAATCGAACAGGGACTTGCTGGCGTTGAGCGAGAAGTCATGGGAGAAATTGAATCCCGTGCTTTGAGAGTACACGTTTTTGAGGCTCTAAAGCATCTGATTGTTTCTGGTAATGTACTTATACATCTCCCCAAAAAAGGTGGACTCAGAGTTTTTCCTCTGTCCAGCTTCGTTACCAAGCGTGACCCTGCCGGGGAGCTACTTGAGGTTCTCCTAGAGGAAAAGGTGTCCCCACGGGCACTGCCTGAAGGCATCGAAAATATTGATTACACAGGCGATGAAGACCTCAAGATTTATACAAAAATTTATAGAACCGATTCCGATAACTATTATGTCTATCAGGAAGTCGAGGGACAAATAGTCCCCGGCTCTGAAGGCCAATACAAGAAAGCACTAATGCCGTGGATTGCACTGCGGATGGTACACTTGGATGGTGAAGACTATGGACGCTCTTTTGTGGAAGAGTATCTAGGTGACCTCAAGTCATTAGAAGGCTTGATGGAAGCGTTGGTAAGCTCTGCCGCCGCCAGCGCAAAGCTAGTATTCATGGTGAGGCCAAATGCTAGTGTCCGAAGAACTGACCTTGCTAAATCAAAGAACGGCGATGTCATTCTGGGTGACCCCAATGATGTCCGTGTACTTCAAACTGAAAAGTACCCAGATATGCGTGTTGTACTGGAAACCGTACAGCGCATCGAAGAACGTCTTTCTTATGCGTTCCTTCTTAACACCGCTATCCAGCGTAATGCTGAACGGGTAACGGCTGAAGAGATACGCTTTATGGCACAGGAACTAGAGTCAGCCCTTGGTGGTGTGTACTCAATCCTGTCACAAGAGATGCAACTGCCTGTAGTAAAGATACTTATGGATAGTATGTCTGCATCTAAGAAAATCCCCAAGTTACCAAAAGGAACAGTTACCCCTGTTATTGTTACAGGTGTAGAAGCTTTGG